CACCGAGGAGCGCGTTGACCAGTTGCTGGAAAGCACCTCGGCCAAGCGTGCCGAGGACTACGCTGGCCCGTTGCTGGACCTGTTGGTGGCGACCGTGCAGAACGACCGCACAGCCATGGCAGAGTCGCGTATGCGCCTGGGCGAAGCCATGCGCCAGACCATGGCGATGGGCGAGATCCTGGGAGCGCGGCTCATGCTGCAAGACGCAGCCGATGCCTACGACCTGGAGTTCGGGTTGCGCTCCGAGCCGACCGAACGCCAGCGCATGATGCGCTTTGCCAAGTCGCAGACGGTCATCCCACGGCTGACGCTGACGGAGGCGTTGGAGGAGTTGATCAACAAGACTCCCGTGACGCTGCGCAGGGCTGCCGACCGAACTGCGCAGAAGATCGCACAGCTATACAGCGAGCGGAACATCCTGGCGTTTGCACGCGCCGCAGAAGCCAGCGTGACCAAGGAGGTCCAGCGGCTGATCGCGGAAGGCATGCGCAAGGGCATGTCCGAAGGCCAGATCGGTCGCAAGATCAGCCAGCGGGTGGACGAACTGCGCAAGCGAGGCAAGGCGTGGAGCCAAGCCTACTCTCGCATGGTCTACCGGACGAACGTCAACGCTGCGGTGACCGCTGGTCGGTTCCGCCAAGCGCAGGATCCCGACATCAAGAAGGTGGTCCCAGCGTTCCGGTTCGACGCGGTTGGCGACAGCAACACGCGCCACAACCACAGCGCAGGCGACGGAGTGATTCTGGCCGTGGACAACCCAGCGTGGGACAAGTTGGCTCCGCCGCTCGGCTACAACTGCCGCTGCCAGCTTGTGCACGTAAGCGTGCCCGAGCTTCGTGCGAAGGGTCGCATGGACCGTCGTGGCGACCTGAAGCAGTCCCGCATTCCTCCTGGGTTCCGCCCTGATCCTGGGTTCCGTCATCAAGGCAGACCTGATCTGGTGCGTCGATGAGTGACTGGCCCGAGACCCGCCGCGACTTCTGTCGCATCGCTGCTCGCATGGGAGTGGCGCAAGTAGCCGAGCAGATCCCTGCTGGGCGTGATACCGTCTACCGCCTACTGCGCGGTGAAACCGAGCAGCCGACCCGAGCCGTCAAGGCAGGCATCGAGCGCATCGTCAAGGAGCACAAGCATGGCACAGGTAACTAACCTCTACGCTTCCACACCAGTGGGCCTGCGGTCCAAGTACGCTCGCCCCATCGCGGCGTTCACGCGCCCAGCGGACACGACTGCTTACGCACAAAACGATGTCGTGTCGGACAGCAGCGCAACTGCCAAGTGCTTGATCTTCTTGGACGCAGGCGGACAAGGCGTGGTGCAGAACGCAACCGTCGCTTTCCACGACGGTCAAAACGTGGATTTGGAGCTGTTTCTGTTCCAGAGCGAGCCGACCAACTTTGTAGACAACGCGCTGTGCAACCTTGCAACTGGGGACCTGCGGCACTGCATCGGATCGTTCGTGTTTAACTACTTGAACCGCCGACCCGCGACTGCAACTGGAACCATCAACGTGTATCGATCCGACCTTGGGGCGACCGTGGCTGGGTCAGGATTGCAGACCGTCGATCAAGGTCTGCCGTTCAACTCCGTCAGCGGCGCGTTGTTTGGTCTGCTGGTCACGCGCACGGGCTTCACGCCAGTCGCCTCGACGCGGTTTGATCTGAGCCTTGGCATTGTGCGAGGAGACGCGTGATGAGCGGATTCGCAGGCTACAAGGCCACCGAAAAGGATGGCGTGCTGGTCATTCACAACGTCCCGATCTTTGTCGAGTGCCAGCGTGGCGAGCACAACTTCGACAAGAACTGGATCTCGCAGGCGGTCGCCAAGGCGATGCAGGCCGAGAAGGAGGGCTACCTTCCTCCGCTGCATGTGCGGCACCACACCGGATCGCAGGACGATGGAGTGCGCCCTGCGGGCTTCTTCCGCATCGTCGGAACGGGCCTGATGACGTTTAAGGGTCAGCCGTCGCTGGCAGTCTACGCAGATCTGCACATCACGGACCCGAGCGTGCGGGAGGAAGTCCTGAGCAAGCGACTGCCCTACCGCTCGGTCGAGATCTTCGACGTGGACGCGCCTGCCTTGGACTCGCTGGCCCTGCTGGACCACGAAGCTCCCTACCTGGAGTTGCCGATGCTGATGGTCGCGGACATCAGCGAGAGCGAACAGCCAGTGACTGCGGCCAACGGGGTAGCGAGTGCGACTTTCTACAACCCGTGGCTGCAACGTCGCGGTGACGTGAAGCAACCCGTGGTAGCCTGCTTCCGTCGTGGCAGCAGTGCGATCCTACTGATCGAGGACGACATCAACATGAACAAGCAGAACAAGAAGCGAGCAGCGTTCGCAGCCGAAGCCGAGTCCTACCCGCAGGACCAGATGGAGGCTGTGAAGGACAAGCCCGAGGTTGGCATGGAGGACGCTGCGCCAGTGCAAGACAAGCCCGAGGAGAAGATGCAGGACGAAGGCGGCATGAACGTCGCTGCAATCTGCGATGCAATCCGCAACGGTGCTATGTCTTCCGAAGACATCGCGGCCATCCAGGCTGCGCTTGCTGAGTCGCAATCGGGCGGCTCGCCTGAAGCCGAAGACACCGAAGAGGCAGAACCCGTTCCCATGGCTGAAAGCATGAAGGCTCTCCCCGCTGGCATTGGTCAACAGATGGCTCGCATCGCTGGCGAGAACGCAGTTCTGCGTGCTCGACTGGATGAGCGTGAAGCTGCCGACCGCCGCCGCGATGATGTCACGGTTGCGCTCGCCAAGCTGGAAGGCCGTCCGTGCGGCAGCGACATCAAGGAGCGTCTGTTCGCGTTCCACAAGAAGCACGGTGCCGAAGCGTTCGGTGAATACGTTGACTCGATGGTCAACACGTTCGGTGAACTGGACGGCTTGGTGGACCACGGCGTTGCGAACTTCGCACGCACCGAGGACTTCATTCCTCCGGTTGCGATGAAGTGGACCAAGGACGGCCCTGAAGCCGTCGAACGAGCCGCTCGCTTCGCACGCGAGTGGAAGGATCTTCGCGGTCGCGGTCTCACGCGTCAGAGCGAAGAGCGTTACATCGAACTCAACATGTCGAGGAACTGATCCATGGCAGCACTTTCCGCAGCACGTAACACGGTGAGCCGCCCGCGTGCGGGGCGCAACTCGTTCATCGTCCGCAACAGCACGACCGTCTACGCAGGCGGTCTGGTTGGCACGGATCTGGACGGCTACCTGATCCCCTACAACAACGTCGCCACGACCCGTCCTTGCGGCATCGCGTTGGAGACGGTGGTTGGCAACGCTTCGCGTGAATGCCGCGTCAACACTGAGGGCGTGACGATCACGACCACGGTTACGGGCGGCAGCACCATCGCAACGCTGAACTCGCTGGTGTACTGCCAGACGGACAACCCAGCGGATTGCACGACCACGGCTGCGACCTCGCAGGCCATCGGCGTGATCACTCGATACATCACGGGCACGACCAACGAGGTCACGCTCTTCTCCATGATCGAGGCGGAAGCCAAGATCTGATCTGAGGTAACACACACATGACCAACGTCATTGCCAGCAACGTCCTTGCGAACGGTCTGCGGACCGAGTTCGCGGACACTTACCTCGCGATCCAGAATCGACAGGCCGACTCGCGTCTGTCCATGGTGATGGATCTCGGCATCGGCGCGACCAACCGCCAGCATGAGTTCGCCTACTTTGAGGCGGCTCCGCACATGGCCTACTGGCAGCGCGGCACTGCGATCCCGCAGGACAACTTCGGGTCGGTGCAGTTCAGCGTTCCGGTCTACACCTGGGGCCGTCGCGTCGCGTGGCACAAGGAGGACAGGAAGGACGATCAGACGCAGTCGCTGTTCGACATGGCCCGCATGGCTGGCCAGAGCGCGGCGTTGCTGCCTGAGCGGTTCTTCTTCGACCTCCTGGCTGGCAGCACGAACACGCTGCCTGCGATCCCGCTGGCACCAGACGGTGCTGCATTGTTCGCGGCCACGGCTGGCGGTGCGGATCGTTTCGGCGTGTCCAACGGCAACCTGCTTGGCGGCTCCGGTGTTGCGTCGGTCAGCCAGATCCTGACGGACTACTACAACGGCCTGGAGCAGTTTAAGTTGTTCCAAGACGGCAAGGGTCAGCCTTTGCTCTCCGACGAGACGGTTGACGCAGGCGTCGTCTGCATCTACCCAGCGGCGCAGCTTGAGGCGTTTGAAGAAGCGTTCCTCCAGAAGCGTCAAGGCACTGCGGTAAGCACTGGTGGCACGACGGACTACGTTGGTGCCGCGGTGACCAACATCGTGCAGGACGCAAGCCGCAACGTGACGCTCTGGGCTTCGTCCCGACTCACGGGCAGCGACTGGTTCATGTTCCTCAAGAACCCGCCGAAGAAGGCGACGTTCATGCTCGACCGCGAAGGCGTCCAAGAGTTCTCGTCGCTGGAAGGCGACAACAACTCGGACCGCACGCGTGACACGGGCGAGGAATACGTGCAGTGGGAGCGTCGTGCTGGTGCTGGCATCGCGCTGCCTTACGGTGCGATCCAGATCAACAACTGATCCCATCGCGTTCGATCTGCGATAGACTCAAGGCCGCGTTGCTCACGTCGAGCTGCGCGGCCTTTTGCATTCATGAATCGGAGATGACCCGAATGAAGACTGAAACGAACCCGTCCATCCACGCCAGCAACCCCGACAGCGGCAAGCCCATCAAGACCAAGGCTACCGTCGTTGCCAGCAAGACCAGGATCGACGGCAGCAAGCTGGTGCCTACGGTGGTCCCAGGAGCGGAAGCTCGGGGCCTGACCAACAGCTACAAGTACTGGGTTGGAGTGACTCCAAGCTGCCCAGTCGAGTGGGTGAACCTTTGCGGCATCAACTTCCCCAAGGTCAACGAACTGATCGTGGCCGACCCGATGCGCACTTCGACCAAGAAGCGCGTTCCGGTCATCGGCAGCATCTTGCAGTTGACCGAGGACCAGATCCGTGCGATGCGCGAACGACTGCCGCGCACCGTGATCCGCATCTACAACGACGGCGGTCAGATTCAGGAGCCTGGGACTGGGCAGAACATCGGTGACAACCATGTGCGCCCACAGCGTGGCAACCTGATCACGATCCCGACCAACGCGGAGATCGACGACCGCAAGAAGCGCAACAAGCCGCTCAACACCTACACGCCGAGCAAGAACGACGTGCCTGCGGCTCGCTACATGTTTGCCGTCCTTTGCGAAGACCAAGAGCGCGGCAGCCGTAGCGACTTCTACCCTGACGTTTTGGAAGTCACGGGCCTGGAGTGGCCCGATGAGATCAAGTGAGTTGAACCATGAGCGGAACCCCTACCGAAGCTGAGATCCAAACCCAGTGGCGCAACGCCATCG